GATTCCTCAGCAGTATATACAGGAGTATCACCTGTATATTTTACATAAGAACCATACTGGGCAGTAGATTCTTGAAGAGATAATCCTTTAGAAACATATTTTACAGTATATTCACGGATTTTACTGTCATATATAGCAGTAATAGTTCTGTCAGCAAAGATTCCTGTCATTGAACCTTCCCATCCTTTGAAGGTATAATCAAGCTTAATTGTGCTTTTCTTTGTAGGAATAGGAATCGGATTAACTTCTCTTGTAGTAGGATCAACAGCGTTTCCACCTTTATCTACGTACTGGATATCAAGGATGGTATTACTTTCATCATCATTTATAAATGTAACTTTGAATTGAGTAATGATTGAATCGTAAGTAAGAACAAGGTCTGTCCAGATACCAGGTTCATCTTCAGAACCAACAAATTCTTTATATTCCTGCTGTCTAACTACAGGAACATGAACAGATCCAGTAAGAATTGACTGCTCAGTAGTAGCGCCATTATCATCAATACCGGCAAGTTTTGATAATTTCAGAAGAAGCGTAGTATCATCAAGATTCCATGAGATACCAGTAATTGTTACGGTACGAAGAGTATTAATAGCAGCATTTAAGATAGCAAGAGCATCTACGATAGAATTCTGACATACAAATGTCTGTAAATTATCGTATCCTGCAACCTTAAGATCAGTTAAGTCTTTGAGGTTCTTGAGTGTAAGAGTGTTGATAGAAGACGGGAGAGAAGCATGAGCAATCTTACCATGATTAGCAAATAATACAGATGTTACAATAGTTCCATCAGCATAAAGATTAATAAGATTTTCACATGCAGACAGGTTAACAGATCCTGTAAGATTTGGACAATTACGAATATCCAAAGTCTCAAGAAGAGTATTATTACCCATATTAAGAGATGTCATAAAAGTATTCTGATATCCAGCTGTATTATTACCAATGATAAGAGTTTTCAGCTTAGAAGCCTTTGAGAAATCATTATCATGAATATAACAAGCAGAGAGGTCATTTAATGCCTCAATTCTTGATGCAGCATAGATAAGAATAGCTGTATCATCCATATTTGTTAAGTCCGTAGTAATCTGATATTCTTGTCCGGCTTTTGCACGTACCTGAGTAGTTTCTGGTGAATTACCATAAAGTACAGAAATATACATATCAGAATAAGGAATGATTTTCAGAGTATAATCTGGTTTAACTACAACTTTCTTAGGTGTATTACATCTGAACATAATCTGATCAGACTTTACATCTGTATGTAAGAATTTCGTTCCCATATAAATATGCTGGTCACGTTCCCATTGTCTGAGATGATATTTTCCACGTCCATTCATCATCTCATTAAGGAATCTTACTGTTCCAGCACGATATGTTCTTATATACAATCTTTCATAGTGGATTCTCCACAGTTCTTCTGGGAACTGATTCTGCCATGCTTCATACTCATTGATTAAGTGGGAGTCTGACCAACAGTTAGAGTCTACAGACTGATACATGTTTCTTAATTCTTGTGTAAATACATCACGTATTCTGCACCACAATACAGATTCAGCAGCATTGAAAACATAACCAGATGAAGGATTTCCTTCTTCTTTATAGTCAGTATCTTCCTTACCATATGGGAATGACAGCTCACCTGAATTATTAATACCAAGCTGAGTGTCCATATCATATGCCCATAGATCAAATCTATAACCATTATGCAGAGCGGCCGCATCATCATCTATAGTATAATATTTAGCTTTATCACCCATAGTTGTAGCTTCTTCCTGAGTGATATAATGTTTTGCCCAATGTGGGAAAACATTCTTGGCTCTATTGTCAATCATACTATATCTGAGTGTAACTAAATAGAAATAGAGCATTGCATCCTGAATACACCAATCTTTCAAGCCATCTTTAAATTCTTTATCACTAGACGTAATTACAAACTCATAGAAGTCTCTCCAAATCTGTTTGTTATCTGTACGTATTTTCTTTTTTGCTTCATCAGAAGTAAGAGCAGAACCATCCTTAGAATCGCCGCAACAATCATATCTGAATTCAAATGATCCATCCCAGTTATTATACAGAGCATCATATGCTGTATTACCAGTTTTCCATTCAGCTTTACTGATAGGATATTTCATAGTTCCATCTTGGTTTGTTATACCGGTCTGGAATGCAGAGTTTGGAAGAGTATTGTCACTGATTTCAATACAGAATTCTTTCATATCCTCTGGATCATAAGCTCTTGTAATATCAGTCTTCTTTGAATCTCCCATATTACCGAGAGAGTAGAAGTGCCAGTCTGTATCCTGAAATTCTCTATGAGTAGTAATATCAGGATCAGATTCTTTAATAAAGATTACACAGTTGACAAATTCCATAGAGTTTTTAACTTTAGGATCTCTACGTACCGCAGGACTTTCATATGGTAAAAAGTCGTTGAATCTCTTCTGTCCTAATGCATTAGTTGCCATATTTGAAGATGCTACATTTACTTTAAAATTCCACCAATTATTTGGAACAGAGTTTCTTGTAAGACTAATCTTACCAGTTCCGTCTTCATATTTTGTACCATCGCCAAGAACCAACTCTGTCTTATAGTTAGGATCAAGAGGAATCTTACTATTGATCTGATGTACACCATCCGCACAACAAATAACATCAATATTTCTGGCAGCAAAACCATATTCATTACTTGTAGTTCCCTGTCCGGCGTGGAAACAGTTAATAAATTTCCAGTTATCTAATTTAGGATCCCCATTCTTATAAATACATTCCATAGAAGTATTTTTAACAAAATCCTTCTTATCATTTGTAAAGTGAGGGGCTTCAATTTTTATAATTCTTAAATTCGGGCAAGCATTAGCTACAGAATCTGGAGTAAGAGCATTATTGTCATTGTAGATCTGGTTTCTATTATATCTTGCAATCATTTCATCTGAATCTCTAGCATCTGCAATAAAGTTAGCAAGAATGTCAGAATCTGTGAGAGAAGCAGAATAAGCTTTCATTCTATAAATCAACACATCACAATCCGGAGAACCGATAGTAATCGGAACAGGAGAATACTGGTGCAGTCTATGAGAATTATCATAAATAAGAGGTCTTCCTCCAACTCCGTCTTCATAAGTCATAATGATAGAAGTTGCAGATGTGTCTTTTGTATCAATTGTATTGATATTATATTCAAATTCAATAATATCCTCTTCGCTATATGGAAAATATAAGCTGTCAGTAGAAGTGTTCACGTATGCTTCATGAACATCCATTTTAATACCTACGTCAGAGCCTTCAGTACCATCAATACATGATAAGAAAGTAGCAGAAGCATTGCGAACATTCTGAGTCTTAAATACAAATTTGAATTCAGAACCAGTCTGTTTCGGGTCTTTTCCGAAGAGATTATAATTAATCTGAGCAGTTGTTCCAGCTTTTACACAGAAATACTGGTTTCCAGAAGCATCAATCTGGTATCCACCATTATCCCAGTCAAAGTTATCTGATACTGAAAGAGTAATAGCAGAGTTATTTTTATCGGTCCAGAGTCTGTCGGTATCTCCATTGGATTTTCCAACAGGGTTAAAATCAAATGCTAAGTTGGCTGTGATTGGTTCAACATCAATATCAAGTTTAGTGATATTAACTGATAAAATCTTAGTCACTTTACGACATGAGATGGTCAGGTTATGTTTTCCTTCAGTGGATGACTTATAACTCCAGATTTGAGCAGAACGATTTACAGAAAGAGTGCTCTGTACTTTACCATCAATTGATAGTTTTACAGAGGCTGGATTGTGATCAGGATCATATACAACATATTTAATACTTGTTGCCTGGTACTGTTGTGCTGTAAATTCCTGTTGAGCACATCCAATAATAGGAGTTCTATTTGTAGGATCAACACAAATAATATCTTTACAAATAGTATTTGAGGTTATTTCTTTATTGTTAATTGTCGCAGTCATATATACTTTGAGTAAATGGCTGCCATGTTCCTGTTTAGGAATATTATAAGACATAATTCTGCCGGAGGACTGAGTTTCAACAGTGCCTAAGTCTTCACCATCAAGAATAAAATGAAGAGTCTTATTAACGTTTCCATAAGGTGTATATCTAAATACTACATCTGTATTTGTATATAACAAAGTATCATCAAATGTGCTTTCAAGTTTGAATTCTACAATAGTAACAGTCCATGTCTTAGTGGCAAGTGTCCCAAAACTATCGGTAATAGTTAATCTAATAGTATTTGCACCGACATTAAGATATTCAGTGATATCAAAACTATTGTTTCCTTGCGCAGCCGTATTCGTAGCTACAATAGTATTACCAACTTTCCACACAGCAGTACCGGCTCCAGTTGTATCACCAGTATTATCTACAGATGAAAAACTATATTCAATAATTGCTTTTGAACCAAGTAAGAAAATAGCATCTGCATTTGTGATTCTTTCAATAGTAATAGTAGTAGTATCTGAGGAAGATCCTCCACCACCTTCAATTTTAAAGCTTTTCTGGATTTCTCCATCCTTTAAAAATGTAAAAATACTATTTTCGTATGTAACATCGTACTCTGCAGCCGCAGGATTTTTCTTGATTTCTTCAATAGCGGCCTTAACATCTGTAATATCTGTATTAATTCCTTCAAACTGAGTATCATAAGAAGTCATATTTTGTTTCAAGATATCTACAGCATTTTTGGCCTCATCAGATTTTGTAGTAGCACTTTCTACTTTCTTCTCAATGTTTGAAATAGTAGTTTTTATCTCTGAGACAGCAGTAGTATTGGCATTTACATTCTTTTCGATTTCAGTTTTAGCTGTTTCAAGTGGACCAATTCGATTAGAGATTACTGTATCTTTCTCGTCCATTTCTGCTTCAAGTTCCTGCTTCAATGCAGCTCTCCACTCAGCAGATGGCTCAATAGAACTAAGTTCTACAGTCTGAATAATAGTTTCTCCATCTTTGAATACTAATGAACCTTTTCCATTGACAACAGAATACTCAACTATAAGGTTTGCAAGACTGTTAATAGTAATAGGTTCTCCAATAGGTTCCGTTCCATCTTTAAACACTAAATTTCCAGTTGTGTTGTCATATTCAACTTTTAAGTTCTTCAAACTGTCAATACCAGAAATAGCAGTGTTTAATTCTTTGACTTTTGTATCAACTTCTGTTTTTGTATAATATGCTTTCAGAGATTCAGTTACTGTTCCATTAAGATCATTCATAACAGATGTTTTTACATCTGCTTTTATATCATCTACATTAATAGAAGCAGCGGAAGCTTTTGCTTCATCTGCGTATTGTTTTGCTTCGGCTACATGACCAAGAATCATATTTACAAAACTTGTATACCAATCTTCAGAAGGTTCAAGGATTCCGTCATAATTTAATCCTTGAAGAACAGTAAACTTACCATTTGGTCTGGTTCTCCAAATATAATTGTTTCCTTTTTCATTTACGCCAGTAGCCATAATTTCAAAAATTATATCTCCGGCATTTGCTGTAACAGCAGCATCAATCAACCAACCAAATCGAATATAAGTATTGTTGGAAGCTACATTGATAACTGTCGCTACTTTACCTTTTTTCTCAGCTATAGATTCATATCTTATCTGGATGAGCATATCCATAAGATCCATACCATCCCAATATCTTGGAATCCTAAATGGCATATACTGGCTGTTTTCTTCCTGCATAATATTAATCTGTGTAGCATCAACGGTAATATTTTTTAAGTTATCCACTGTTGAATATGCATCGTCTTGATATTTGGTATATACTTCATAACGACCATCAGTACATAATGTATATTCCTCAGTGTCTACGGCTAACTCAGCACTCAAAGTCATTGCCGAATTAGCCGCAGCAGCAATTTTAGAATCTTTAAATGACATATCATGACTCCTTTACTTTAATAATTTATCCAGATCGACAACCTGATCAAGATGAACAACTCCATCCTGTGTGCCATCAGGATCTTTACCTGTCATATCTTCGGCTACCATAGCAGAAAGATCTTTTACAACGATACCATTTCCGGTATCTTCACCATTTCTGTCTGTTAAAGTGATTTTTCTGTCTTCTGTATTAAGACGAATATCTTTTACCATACCTTCATAAGTCGCTTTATTCTGAGCATTAAGATCTTTAATCATTCCTTCCATAGCAAGGAGCCTCTGATCAATTTCAGTAAACAATTCAGAAGGTTCATATTTATCAAATTGTACAAGTGGAGTAATATGAATAACACCTGATGTGGTTTTTCGAATATAAGAAGTGTATGTTCCATCTTCATTAGCAACAAGTTTTAAGAACGTGAAAGATACTTCGATATCCCCGGCTTCAGCAGTAAGTGCTGCATCGACAGGAATTAAATACTGAATATAATTCTGTTCATATTCAAGATTATTTATAATAAGTTGTGTCATTTTAATTTTGTCTGACACCGGGAGCTTATACTTCATATAAACAGTTGTATCTGACATATCAATCTGTTCCCGATACATTTTACTTGTTACAATCTGAATCTTATCTACATAATTACTTCTTTCCACAATTGATTCTTTGACTGTTGTTACAACAGTATTTTCATCTGTAATTTTTAGTGTATACATAACTGCCTCCTTCCTTATTTAGTCTGAGTTTTTTCTAAAGCTTCAATTCTAGTCTGTAGTGACTTAATAGTTTCCTGCAGTGTTGTGACTGATGAATTCGCATTATCAGCACTTTTCTTGATCTCAGCAGTATTCTGAGTCAAAGTAGTAATATTGTTCTGTATTGTTTCGATATTATTGGTCATGCTAAGTAATGATGTATTGATCTGTTCAATTGAAGTGTTAGAAGAAGAATCTGCAGACTGCAGATCAGAGATAGATTTCTGTACGGCAGTCATAGATTCTTTCAATTTATCCACATCAGCTCCCAGCTGAGTAAGTTTTCTTCCAACAACAAGGGCATCAGCGAATGCACCCTGTTTAGATAATGTCATATCTGATTCAGGGAGATTAGCCAGATAATTATAATCATACTTAACAACACCAACAGAGGTTTGAATTCCCTGAATATATGTTGCCATTATTACTCACCTTTTTCTACAAATTCATATAGTACTGTCATATCAAGCATAGACAGTTTGTCTTCATTAGATTTAAGCATTTTCTTGAGAGATTCCTCTGGAATCATCTCAACATCAAGTTCACATGTTTTATCATAAATTTTCTGCAGACCTTCTTGAATTTCAGGGATGATTTTATCTTTTATGTCATCATTAAGAGCACGATTTCCTGTTTCATTACCGTTTTCGTCAACAATAGAATGTGAGTTTTCCTCTGTAAAATAAGAATCAACTAACTCCTGCTCAACCTCTGAGATTTTATCTACCTGCGCCTTAAGAGTCTTCAGGTTCATTGTATTCGCCCAGAATACATCAACATCTCCTGCGATTAAATCCGCACGACTCTTCATAGAATTTAATGTTTTATACATTGCCATAATGTCTGCATTTACAATAACTTTTTTCATAATCCTTGTACTCCTTTTATATTAATATGTAACTTTATTTTCTCTGACGAGTTCTTCAATAGCATCATTTAGATATGCTTCAAAGTCAGAATATAATGTTTCGATAGCCGCTTTAGAATCTTCTGTAATCAAAGCCTTAGCTTTATCAATAGCCATCTGTTTAGCAGTTTTAGCAGCTTCCTCATCAAATTTACCCTGTTTCTTTAATGAATCAACATAGGTCTGATTAACTGCGAGCACTGCTTTACTAATAGCATCAGTGGCAGCGTCTATATATTTTACGAGCTGATCATTCTCCAAGTTCTTTTCCTGTTCTTTAATCTTTACTTTTAGGAAGAGGATTCCATAAGTAATAAGAAGTGGAAGAATACCAGTAATGATCAGATATAATACGTCCTGAATACCCTGTTTGATGTCCATAATTTCCTCCTAACCGACAGCTTTTTGACTGTCTAAATAATCTTTTTCATACATCCATTTGTAGCCTGCACAAGTTTTTTGCTTTCCACTGCAAGTATCTTTAATGGTGGAATATGAACGATTCACAACTTTTGCTGCATCACTGACTTTATCAAAACGTTGTATAAAATCTCCAGATAAAGATAATTGCACTACAGAAGTCGTAAGTGGTTTGTATTTTTTATAAGAGACATCCTCTCCATGATAATTGTCTTTATATCTCCAAACATATCCGCCGCATGATTTTACCCTACCATTACAAGCAGAAGTAATTGAAGATATCGCGTATCCAGACTGTTTAGATGCCTCCTGTACACTAGAAAATTCATTTAATAATTCCCCGTTTAGATTGAATTGAAGAACACATTTTCTTTGTTTAAATTGAATTACCGCATCTTTATCTTTGTATTTCCATACATATCCTTTACCTGTCTTAGTTCTACCAGAACAGGCATATGTAATAGTATGTATGTCACAATTTAAAGCATCAGCAGCCTCACGAGTAGATGTATATTCTTTTATTAAATTTCCATTGAGATCATATTGGCAGACTGGTTTACCTTTATAAGTTTTGCGTGTGAAATCTATAGGAGTTTGTTTAAAGACTTCTATATCTGGAACATCTTTCTTAAATCTCCAGATATATCCACAAGAATATTTATACTTTCCTCTACAACTATCAAGTATAGAGTTGCTATACCATTTAGGATTAATGCGATTTGCTTCAGTAGCAGAAGAGTATTCTTTTATAAAGTTTTGATTCATATCGAATTGATAGATTGGTTCAAGATTATCATATATAGAAATGTCAATAGATTTTTTGAATTCTTCTATATCTGGAATTTCATCTTTATATTTCCAAATATACTTTCCGGCACGATTTACTTTACCTGTACATGAACATATAATATTAGGACTAGGGATACCTAATTTTGCAGAAGCTTCAGCGATACTTGAATATTCGTTAACAAGATTACCATGAATGTCAAATTGATAAACACTTCTTGTCTCAATGATAGGTGGTTGGTTTATGCCACCTGGAGACATATTGTATCCATTTTCCATGGAATTTAATTTTAAAATTAACACTTGCTCCATTGCCGAAGCTTCTTCTCTAGTAAGATGTTCTGCGATAATTTCATGATCAAAATTATTCCAACCATATTTTTTAATTGCTCTATAAAATACTTGCCCGCAATAACCATATCCATTTTGCCAACGTTCATTAACAGATTTACTCGTAATTCCTACATAATATTTTCCATTAATTTTGTTTGTATGTAAATAAACAGTCCATATTGCGTTTTCTCTATAATCAATTTGATTCAATAATTATCATATTCCTTCCTTATCCAACAGGATTATCTGTTTCATTTGTGTCATCAGATGGAGTTTCAATAGGATATTCGAATTGTCCCATTTGATGTTCCACACGACTGTTTTTCATATAGCTTAAAACTGTAGGTATTAATGAAGCCGGAATTGCAATAAGAGCATACATAAAACTTGTATCTCCAGTAACAGTAGCCATATGTTCTGTAAACCATAAGATTTGAATACATATAGCAATTACAGTCCATAATACCATTTTACTCGTCCTAGGTTTCTTTAAATTAAATCTACTAACTTTTGCTGCTTTCAGATTTCGTTTCATTTCAATCTGCCGATTTTTGGCTTTGATTTTCTTTAATTCAAGTTCATATTCTCGACTGGTCAAATATTTCACCTTCTTTGCATAATAAAAGACCACGATTGCTCATGGCCTCTTATTTATTCAGGAATAATTCCATATACGTATGTTTCAAACTCTGTAAAATCTTTCAGGACAGCCTCTTTATTTGTTTTAAATGCTTCACTATCCTGAATAGATTTATTGATATTTACATTTCCATCTTTACTAACAGATGCATTAAGATAAGCAATCTGCTTTGAGTTTTCACCTTCACCGATCATAACCTGACCGGATACATTTCTTGTTTCACTAATTTTTAACATAACTTTTCCTCCATTTTTTGTAGTCGTTGAGTAATGAGAGAGAGCTGTCCCTGAAGCATAAGAATTTCATTCTTAAGGGATTGATTTTCAGATTCGAGAGAGTCAATACGATGATGGGCTTTCTGTGTCATGTGAGTGTTGAGAGCAATAAATTCGCCATATCTTAATGCGTATTCAACAATATTACCTGCTTTATTTGGTTTGAGTAAAATGTCTTTACAAATTAATCCATAATCACTTGTATCTAAATTATTATCATTGAATATTTTTTCAGTTTCTCTTGCTCCAAATCCAAAATGAAATCTATCATGATCTTCTTCTGAATCAAAATTTTTATATTTATATTTTATTGGATTTAATTTCATATAAATAGATTCTATATTTGGAATATCGTTAATTTTTGACATTTGTGTTTTTAACTCTTCATCAGAGCCTGTTATATTTCCATTTTTCCCCCAAATATTTTTCCATTTACAACTTGTGTCTCCTAAATTTAAACTTTGATCATAATTACAACCAAAATATCTTGCAGACCCATTTGATGTAACTCCTGCATAATATGAAGTATCCGAACTATGATATATTTTTCTTACATATAAATCATTATAATCAACAGAAATAGTAGTTCCGGAAATAGAAATGCCCGAACCAGCATAATAAGTTGTTCCACCACCAGAACCTTTAGGAGCAAAATTATTAGATACCCAACTTGTAGTAGCATATCCATAAAGAGATTGATGCTGAGTTAAATATCCTTTACCAGTCACCCAATCTTGCGTTGCGAGGTTATAATTCGTAAATCCAGAACTACGTGTAGCTCCATCAATTTTAAGACTAATTGAACCACCGCCTGTAGAAATCTTATTTCCATGTTCATCATAGTAATTTTTAGCATATACAGCATTCCAAGGAGCATCTGTACTTCCGAGGTTACAAGTTCCGCCTTTTTCCAACGAATATGTATCAACATCTGTATAGCTAGTTGATGTTTTTAATTTATATGGAGTTAATGCGGGTGTACCATCGTTATTAATTGCAACCCACATATTATGATTACTATTCATAATTACGGTATGACAATGACCAAATCCTTTATAATCTACAGGAGAACTGTTATTCAACTTAGAATGGGAATGTGATCGTGCAGCGATCCCTAAATTAGATAATGTATTATTTCCGCTTGCCAATTCAACATTATTAATTTTAGGTTTATTTGTAAGTCCATTATAATTAGTTGTGCCGCCTTCACCTAAATTAGCCAGTGAAGTATAAGTTTTTTTATCACCACTAAGATAAATAGCATCTACATAAATACATGCATATGGATTAGCTGTTGCTCCAATGCTTATCTGAGAAGTAGTATCTTTAGTTTTACTTACTGTAATATTACCATATGCATCGGTTTCAGTTGATAACAAATATGGTAATAAACTAATAGATAACATTCCTGTAGTCGTACTTTCCATACCTACTGCAAAGTTACCGTTTTTATAAGGAAGAATAGTGTGATGATGATTATAACCATTAAAGTCAAATGTGTCTGTTGGTTTCCACATAATTGATTTATATGGCACTCCTTTATACTGTCCTAATGAATCAGTAATATTAAGTTTATTAACATTTAACCATCCATTTGTATTAATATCATCTGCAATTAATGTTAGAACTCTTGCGCCTTGTTCTTTTATCAGAAGCATTCCATGCATTTTTGAAGAGTCTAAAGATGAATCTATCAACCCAAATCCAATTTGAGTTGTATTAGTTCCCCAGTCAAATGCAGTAATTACTTGTACTGAATCAGTTGGTTCACCAGTTCCAACATCGTTATAATAAATAGAATATGATTGCTTTGCAGTAATAGATGTAGCAATAACACTACCTGTAAAACTTCCAGTTGCACCAGAAAGTTCTCCTTTAAAACTACCTCTTGCAGCTTTTAATTCTCCAGAAAAGCTACCTGTTGCTGCAACTAATTCACCAGAAAAACTTCCGGTAGCAGCTGATAGTTTACCACCAAAAGTTGCATTCCCTTGATTATCTATATTTAACTGATTGCCAAGTTTTAAACCATCAGGATTTAAACTTATGGATCCGTCTCTGTTGCTTAATGAATTTGCAGATATACTCCAACCGCCAATAGTTCCTCCATCAGCGTAAATAGTTCCTGAAAATGTACCAGAGTTAGCATAAAGCTTACCATTTGAATCAACTCTGAAATTTCCACTACCAAGAGCAATTCCGTCTGTACCAATATACACATTTTTATCTTTTGATATTGATGTTGGTTGTTCAGGAAAGGTATCCATACCAGAATATAGTTTTCCCGCTTCAATATGGAAACCGCCAATACCACCAATATAACCTTTATTAGCTATAATGGTTCCCTCAACAGTGCTGTCACCACGAATATAAGCATTACCATTAGAATCAACAGCAAAATTTTTACCTTTAATAGCACCGTTTTCTGATAAATCAAACCAGATACCTTTTAGTGAATAATTAGATGTCAGATCATCTTCAAATATTTTTGATCTGATTGCATCAACTTTAATAGAATCAGCAGTAATAGTATTGGTTTCAATAATACCACCGTCGATTTTAGTTTTACCTGGTCCAGTGTGTGTATTCATTGCAGTGATAATACCATTAATGTCAATGGTGCTGGCATCAATGCTAATATGGTCAGAAATCATCTGAATAAATTTATCAGTAACTGTGAACTCAGACTCTTTGTCACCAGTTACCATAAAACTGATTTTATCTGCATTTTGAGTAATAGAAGAGGTGTTTGCTTTAATTTTTTCTTGAGCTTCAGAAAGATCTGTTTGCATACTGCTTACAGTAGATGTAATCCCAGAAACATTTTGTTTGATATCAGAAAAATCTGTTCGGATAGATTCTTGATCTTTAAGATATTGAGTATTACTAACCTTAGTTTCGATTTGTCCGGTCAGAGTATCTGTAACATTCTTAATCTGCTTTGTGTAGTCATCTGTAATAGTCGTCTTTTCTATTCCCCACCATTGATTTCCTTTGCCATCATAAATATTAGTGATGTCAATACCACCTTGTTCATTTGGTTCTATGATTTGGAATCCAAGTTTGTCTTTGGTAATGGTGGCGTTATTAATCATGTCTCCAAGAATTGTATTATCTGGAATACCTGTCTGGGTAATACCATTTTCATCAAATAAAGCGGCTCTGTCTCCATTTTTAACAATAAAGTTGAAATCCCCTTTACCGTCCATACCAATCTGCACACGAACATTTCCTTTGGAATCATAAAACTGTTGGGTACTTTCTTGAAATGCAATAGTAGGTTTATTGTCTTTAGAGATAAGTACAATTTGATTTGCAAGAGCATTTTGAGCCATTAAATCTCCAACTGCAATTTTCTTTGCGATGAGATTAGTAATAACAGCCTGATCAATTTTTGCATTTTCTACAGTAAGATGAATTGTATGTAATTCTCCAACTCCTGCATGACCTGCAAGAAGATTTTTTACATTAATCATATCAGCATTAATCTGATTAGATTCTATAATCTTAGCTGACAGCTTTTCAATATTTGCCTGTTCCGCTTCGAGAATACGAGTTGTGATTTTATCTGCGGAAATAAGTTTTACATCGAGATATTTCATGAAAGCAGTATCAACAGTAAGCTTATCAAATACACCTTCTTTTGCTTTCACGAGTTCTGCAATAATTGTATCAGCGGTAATGGTTCCGCCAGACCCGGTTCCGCCAGATCCGGATCCTCCTGTAGTAGTCCCACCGAGCATTGAATTGAATAGAGGATTTGAAAAGATTTGCTTAATAGCTTCTGATGTAATGACATAATCAGAAGTAGAAGATTTGTTGATTGAATTAACACGACCACCGGTTCTGTCAGAGGTCTGATTTAATGCATTTGTTAAAAATTCGTTATCATTTGTTAATTTTGATTTATATTGAACCATGTTGGAAAAAGTAACTTCCATCGTTTCATCCATATCACAAGGATTATATCTGATTTCTACAACACGAAGTTTTACATATCGTGTATCAGATAGTCCTAATCGAACAAAATCATTTACTGCAAGCTGATCATGATATTCTCTGAATTCTGGAAGAGCATAAATATTTCCAATTTCATCTGTATAAGTATATTGTGGATGAGATTCTACATACAATTCTTCTACAGCATCTTTATATAATGTAATCGCTTTATCGACTGCATCAACTGTACTATCAAGAGTCGTAATAATAATATTTTCATTTGAATAAGTTGCTTGATTATACAGGCTCTTAATAATATACGTTTCCTTATCTGTAAACGCTGGATATTTTTCCTGTACTTTACCAAAATTTTCCATTAAAACATCTTTGGCAATCTGGTTTCGTTTTTCTTGAATTTCAGGTTTCTTAGCCGCATCATATTCAGCTTGACGTTCCTTTAATGCAGTCTCAGCCTGATCTTTTAAATTCAAATAATCCAGATATTTCTGATGCATTTGAGTGAAATATGCCTCTTCGTATCCAGAAAGAGGATTATATCCATCTGCATATCCATTCTTTTTTAGTTCCTTGATACATGAATCATATATGGCAATTTTAGTTTTTAATTCTGCAATGCCGTATAATTTCCAATCTGTTTCATACGCTTTCATGATTGTTTCAGACTGCGTAAAGTATCCAAATTGAGATGGGGCATCTCCCATTTCAAGCTGCATACCACAGACAGTAAAGTCAGAACTTCCTGTAAATGCCACATCAATAAGATGTGATGTTAGATTGAAAGAAGTATAAACTCTGGTCCAAGAAGATGTGATGTTATAAGAAATATTCTTTCTGTCCTCTCCGGTGTTATTATAACCAAGATAAAATGTACCGGATCCTTTTACAAAACAACTAAGAGTATATCTCTGAGATGGTTCGATACTGATATTGTGTTGATAGATACCACCATCTGTACCGGTTACTTTAACTCCACGAGTAATTCCGTATGCAGGTGCGTCATTAATTTGTACTGTTTGGAACGAAGAAGTTCCGGAACCTACCATATACCAATCTTGACCTAATACAACTGGATTTACACATGAGATGATGTTTCCCTTACCGAAACCCTCTATAGTTTCGTCTTGAGCTTGTAACGCAGCCACAATGGATGGAAGAGTATAGTTCATGATTGATTCGTACATAGGCCAATCGGATGAGTTTTTCAAATCTTCAAGATCAAAATTTCCTTCTTCATCAACATGAATAGACTCAAAACCTTTGATTATAGCCATGTTTGAATCATATGCATCTTTTAGATCTTCAACTTTTTGTCCGAACCAATTTGTCTGAGCAGTATCAATAGGGACTCTATTCATCAATTCAGCAAGAATGTCAAGATTTTTATTATACTCCCTAGATAGATTACAGTATTCATCTCTTCTTGATTCTATGTATTTTTGCCAAGCTGTATATTTTTCTTGTAGGACAATGTTCATATATGGTTCACGACAAAAATGAGAACAATCTGTAATTACAGAGTTTCCAAAATTTGCGAGATCGATATTGTAATCGTCAAGTCCATCAACATAAAATTGTGTTACCAAACTGTCGTCTCTTGATATTGTTACGCTATCTTGAATATTACGAAAACCAAGTACTACATTTGTATCTTTACCTAAACTATCCGGCTTATATACATTAATTAATAAATTTTCGGTATCAAATTCAAAAACACATTTATATGCAGGAGCAGCAGTTTGGGTGAAAAACGCATATACATTTTGATCGTTCACATCGAAATTACAGATTTCATTTGGAAGTAATACCTTATCATCATCCGGAGTGATGTTGTCTACATATCCGATCTTCCATCCAGGTACATCCGCATGTTTCAGCACAATATGTAGAAAACTTAGATCTTCATTCTCTGGATTATAAAATTTAATTTGATAAAACTTATTAATATCATGATTTTTTTGGTACATCATTTCATAAGAATCTTCTTCACCCATGTTAATTTTAAAATTTTTTAGTTTATATTGAGTAAGAGAGATTTCATATGATTCGGCGGTAATATCCTTTGTACATTGTGTTCCGTCATTTGTCTCTGTTGGAGGATCCATAATTTTATACCAGATTCCGTCACAATACAATTCCATCATTTCATCAAGTTCTTCATATCCTTGAGATTCTACGCCATCTACATATTTATCAACTGTGAAAGTTAATTCTGCAGTATTATTAGTTCTTAACGTAACAGAAACAGTAGAAGTATCAATTCCACCTAATGCACAAAAGAATCGTTTCCCAGGTTTAGCCAAATAAATGATTGCAGATTCTGTATTTCCATAAACATCATAGTTATGAGTCATTCTCATGCAAAGGCACCAACCTTTCTTGGTTCTCTGTATGATATTTCAAATGTAGCATCACCTGTAAATTCAAAGATATTTTCTCCGTAAGCAAGACGAGGCCAATAAATGTCATCTATATCCTCAATGCCTAAGTCTTCAAATGATACAATAGAATTTGTGATGTCATAAATTTTTAAATTTCTACAATCTATATAGAAATCATCACTTTTTAATGCATTAATTTTCATTGTTCTATCATTATCGGTTTTATTCTTTATAGTAATTATCCCATGAGATTTTGGAGAAACTTTAATTGTGGGGTATACATAATCTTCCCAACAATCAGAATTGTTCTGGATAGAATATTCTCTAGGAAGAGTAGAAGAGGAAGTTGTTTTACATAAAATAAGAGGAGTATATCCCCATTGACTATCACAAGTTACTGTGTATGTTAGTTCATATGGAAGAGATGCATGTTCTGTAGATACCTCTGTAATTGTAGCAAAAAATTCGATTTCTTCTGAAAAATAATCGTCTCCAATAAATTTAAGAAGCCTTGGATATTGAGGGGATGTTAACCATGCATTAATGATTCTAATATTATTTGAAGTTAAATAATCAGAATCATTTGGAATAATAATTCCATTTTTTATATCAGCTGTATAATTCATAGAAAATTTTAAAATTCCATTATCTAAATATGGAGTATATGTTGGATCGTATTTTAAAATTCCATTTTTTAATTCTGGAACTACATTTTTGTTTCTGCATGGATTTCTCATTACGCCCATTTTGAATGAATAATTATCACCATATAATGTTCCGAACTGATTTTCTTTTGGTCGATATTTATTCTTTTCTCCTAACTGCAAAGAACGATTTACAAGAGTATCATTTTCTTCTATTCTAGTCACAATCAATCCGTATTCGTCAGAAGTATGACCATTAAATTCAAATTGTAGCACTTTCTCACCTCTTTCATATATTTTTTAATATTAAAAGAGCTGTCTTAAAGACAGCCCTTTTAAATTAGCGAACTTTTTTCCAGTCACGTTTATTACGTTCAGTGATAATATCACCAATTTGATAAGCAAGTTTCTTAATATCTTGCTCACTATTGATTTTATCAACATTGATTGTAATATTACACTCACTATTCACACTTGTATCATTTGAAGACGATGGTAGAATAGTGGTAATTGGTTTCGCCATTCTAGCATTAAATTCATTCAGAGTAGCAACTGTAGGTTTCAGTTGATCTGTGAATTCTTTTGTCAAAACAGTTTCACCCGGATTTGCACCAATCAGCATAGAATCTCCACGCGGTATTAAAGCGTCTCCGCCGATTATATCAAGTATGCTGGCAGGAATACCTTTCCGTACAACACCACCTTTAGAGAATCCGTAGGATTTATATGCCTTCAGGATTTTATTTTTCAGAGTAGATCCCCAAGAATCATAGTTCTTAACACCCGGAGTATTGATCTGAAGAATATCTGCAAGCTGTTGCATTTCTTTTGGTCCGACTTTCTTACCTTTAGCATTAAAATATCCTATCAAAGGACTCACTCCGGCAGGAACGTCTGTCGCACCGTCTGGACGGTTAGGTAGAGAATTTGTCCAGTCCTTCAGATATGCTTTTTTAAATCCTTCAACTGCGGTATATGATTGATTGCTATGGTTTGCGCCGTTTTTATAAGCATATTCCATGGCATCTCTCAGATTATTACCTGAAGTCTCTTTGATTCCAGCTTTATCTGCATAATCCTTGATCTTCTCATAATGAGAATCCGGCATTACATGAACGGTACAAGTAGCTTTAGCAAGACCACCACCGCCAATAGCAGTAATGATACATTTTCTTGTTTTAGACTCATCACGCGCCATTAAACCGTTCTTATTAAGACCTGAAGACACACCGCGAACTGTACCATCAGAAGAAACTTTCGCAATAGATTCATCAGAACTTTTCCACTCGATATCAGAGTGTTCTGGTTTCTTTGGTGACCATGTTGCTTTAAGCTGTTTCTTGATATGACTGTATGTCAGATAAATATCTGTATCACTCAGCTTCAAAGTATAGTCTGTATCTGGTTTAATATTTGGACTTCCAGCAGTCTGAGAAGATCCTGCGTTATTCATTGCGCTATCAAATGCACTATTACCAGCAGATGAACCGCCATAAGGCTTACTGGTGTCAATTTTTGTAACACCTTCCCATGCTTTTGTTGCATTTACAGCAGCAGTATTAAAGTCAGCTGCCTTTGTGATCATTTGACTATAAGTTTGAGAAACTTTCATGCCATACTGATCCATTACGTCGCCCAGATGTTTATAGGTGCTGTCGTAATTTGCTTTTACATTAGAAAGCATGCTGCCAATAATAGCTTCTTGGAAAGCTGCATTTTTCTTAACAGCATCAAGAGTATTGTCTAACGCCTTATTTGCCTCATCTGAAAAATTCTCATAGCCGGTATTTTTCATATCGACTTCATGCTGATGCATTGTATCGGCCATATCGTCTTCTGCATCTGCAAGTTCCGCACGTAATTTCTCAAGACGAGCTTTTGAGGCTGCATTTGATGTTCCTTCAAGTGCAGCGATCTGTGCTTTTAATGCATTGATATCTTTAGTTTTCTTCTTTAGAGTTTTGTCATAATCGTAATATTTCTCTTTAGCAGAAAGAGCATCTTTACGTTTTTCAATATTCTCCTGTAACAGATCGTTCTCTTTAGTAACTTGAGTGGTATACATATCAAGAAGGTTCTGTTTAAGATCAGCAAGAGTAGCAGACTCTTGTTGCAAACTCTTAAGCATTTCATCGGTTTTAGTCTTATAATATTCTGGACCAATTGCACCATTTTTATACATTTCATCCAGCTTATTTAATCCCTCACGATAATTTGCTATTTTATCCTTAGTGGCGTCAATCTGTTCTTGAACCAATAAAATATTGGTCAAACCGTTTGTAGAGAAGGCTCCATCATCATTATAGAAACTCTCTGTATCACCAAGTAACTTCTGAGCAGTCTGAAGCTCAGATACAAGATTTGAAAGTTTATTCTGCGCTTCATCAAGAGGTTTAAATCGAAAATCAATTTCTTCTTGAGCTAATTGTTGCATCGCCTCTTTGGATTTAATAATAGAAGCAGTGAGGTTATCATATTCCTCGATTTTCTTCTGCATTTCCTCATTGCTCCAAGCTCCACCGTTGGCTTGATTTGCTGCAATTTCTTCTGCAAGAAGTTGTCTTTTCTCTTCATCAGCACGAATAATTTTATCATAAGTTTTCAAACGCTCTTCATAATCATTGGTTGAAAGCTGATAATTAATATCATCAGCATTCTTTTTATAACTAAGAGAAGCGTCCTGCTTATCACCAGCTCTTTCCCAACGATCAATTTGCCATTGCTTTAAGTTCTCTCTGGTTTCTTCAAGAGCAGCTTTAGTTTCTTGGATGTGTGTATCAGCCTCAACAATAGACGTGTTCAAATCAGTTAGATTTTTCTTCATTTCCTGATAAGCTTTATCTTTTTTGTTATGACCATTCACATTAAGATAATCTGTCATGCTTTGCTGAACTTTATCTCTTTCTTTTAACATCCAGTCTTTCTGATATTGAGCATAACTTACTTGTTTTTTAAGATCTTTCCAATATACCGAACCGACTTTTTGAGATTTTCCGCTCTTTATACGATTTTCAGCTTTAGCTGCATAATATTCCTCTTTAGCTTTACGCTTACTAATGATCAGATCATAGGAATCGTAAACATTATCAACTTTAGATTTAGCTAAATCAAGTTCCTGAGTTTTCTTATCTCTATATTTTTGAACGGCATCAAGATACTTGTCGTACCACTGTTTATATGCTTCTACGGCAGCTTTCTGATTTGCATCCAATGTTTCTATATTAATAGTGCCATCTTGAACTTTTTTCTTCAGAGCAGGAGTAAGATATTTGCTTACTTCGCCATTGTTTGCAACTTCTTCGGACTTCCTTTTATAAACAGAGATGCTTGCTTTAGCAGCCTTGATTTCTTTATCTGTATTTTCAAGAGCTTTATTATAATACTTTTGAGCTTTTGTATAATGACTATAATCACTTTCGGCAAGATCTGTATACCTAGAAGTTATACGATCAAGACGATCCATAGCAACTTCAACCCAATCCATAGCATTATCATTCAGCTTCTTGATTACATTTTGAAGAGCTTCGCTTACTTCATCAGCCGCGTCACTTGTATCATCACTATTGTTTGATACCGCATCTGTATTATCTTCGATTGCATGTTGAAGACCAGAATTACCGGAGTTACCAGAATTTCCAGATCCGGCAGGTTTAACAGTTGCAGCTCCGCCTTGGAAGTGGAATCCCGGAGTATTACCAGCAGCAGCATAAGCTTTCATAACGCCTGGAGAAGTAACAGTACCACTTGCATAAGCTCTGGCATGTCCTTGAATAGCTCCGTGTTTAAGAAGAGCATCAGTTTGAGTAGCAGAGAATATAATGTCGCCCTTTTTCAGGTTCTCTATATGAGCACCGCCAGGAATTAAACTCCAAACACCATCACGAACAATTGATTCAGCGTGACCGTTGATACCCACTTCATTTACAAGAGCTTGCTGATCTTGTTTAATAGCAACATTCGTACCACTTGCATGAGCCGGTGTAATATTTAAAACATTGTAAGCACTTCCAGTAGACTCAGCTTTGAACGTACCACTTGAGAGTTTAACTTCTTTACTCAAACCGCCACTTGGTCCACCTGAATTTATCCAATTAACAGTTCCGGTAGCAGTGAATGAAGTTTGAACGGCAGAAATATCATTTCCCCAATGAACAGTACCATGAGAATAATGTTCGGTAGCAGCATAAACATCTACTAAACCTGTCTCATTAGACCATTTTACTTTTCCTTCGCTTTTTTTCTCTTCAGCAAGGTAAGCATCTACTTCGCTATGTTCTGGTTTGAAAGTTACAGTTCCTTGGCCTTGTTGTTCTTTTGTCAATGCTTGGAATTGAGTTTCGTCAATTTTAACCGATATAGCAGGTGTATCACCTGATAAAGATTCAAGACTTGAACGTAGTTCATCGATTTTAGCTTTACCATCTTCGGTATTGACATCTACGTCCAATTCAGCTTTTTGAGCCAACTCTTCATCATTAAGAGATAATAACTTATCAATATCACCGGTTTTATCTACTGCAATCTGAACATGCATTTGCATTTCACGTTGATCAATCATAGATTGAATTGCTTTATATTCAGATGAATCTACGTCAAAATTTACTTTAATATGCTCTAATTCACCAATTTGTGATTGTAGTTTATCTACAGATAATCCTTCTATACTACTATCCACATCAAATGAGAGTTTAATATCCCCATCTGCTTGCATCTGACGCAATGAAGCCATTCCGTCCTGAGTAGCTTGATCCAATTCATCCAGCCCGGTCATATCAACATTAGGATCAATATTAACAACACCTAAAGCTTCAAGAGCCGGTAGAAGAGCAGTTGCCTGTTCTTTTGTTAGTCCAAATTGATCTGAAAGTCCCTGAAGAGCATCTTCAACATTACGAATACCCTGATCTTCAGATTCATAAGCTCCATTGCCTAATTCAATCTGGTTTGCTTCATTCCATTGATCTTTATCCAATGAATTAACAGCATCAATAACGTTCTGTAATGCTTCACTTTTCTGTTCCTGAGCATCTTTAATTTTATTAACCAGTTCAACATCAGAATCAGAGTAATCTCCAGTATTACCACTTTCAATTCCTTCGTTGACATCCTGGAAGTGTTTGATCTGTGAGCCTTTAGCTTTCGCTTCATAACTCTGGATCATTTCATTATAAGCAGCCTCATCAACTTCAAATTCAGGTGTTAATTTAATGCCTGTCTTCTTAGCTTGTTCCTGAATTGATTCGATATATTTCTTGCCTAAATCAGAATCTTTATCAATACCATTATCTTTTATGTACTGATTTAATTCGTCAATAGAACCTTTGGCATCCTTGATATCCTGAATCTTACGATCAACAGTACCATCTTTGAAATCAGATATAGCCTGAGTAATACCAGTTTTTTGTGCAATTAAATTGTCAATAACTGCTTGTTGATCGTCCAGAGCGGATTGATTTGCACCACTAGCTTTCAGTTTTCCCATTTTAATCTGAGCATCAATGAGTTTATCGTCAATCTCTTCAGATTTCAGGGCACCTTCTTCAAGAGAAGATACAAAATTATTTGTATCGCCATAATCTTTCAATCTACCAAACATAGATTCGAATGATTCAAGACTCATACCCATAGCATCTGCAGCTTCTTGAGTATCAGTGAAAGAGTACATCCATTGCTGATTTCCATCCTCAAGAGTTTTGTAAGTGGCCAATCCCTTAGCTTCAAGATCGCTTAAAAATCTCTTTGGACCGGAAGCATCATCAGTGTAATAATTTTTAAGTTTGTTGTAGTTCTCAATGAAATTATCAGCATCTTCAAAACCATTCTGAGAGAAATATTTTGCAGCTGCTTTAAACTGAGGAGTACCAACTAAGCCTTTATCATACAGATCTTTTGCGTTATCCAGATAACTCTTAGCTGTAGTATATTCATTGCCTTCAGTAGAAAGATTGTCGGCATTAACCATAGCTTGGAAATCAGAGAATTGTTTTGCCGCCTCCTGATACTGAGCAAAATACTGTGCCTGCAGATTTTTAAGATTTTCTAATCCTTGCTGAGTATAATCTTTATTACCTGCTGATAATTGATCCTGATAATCCTGAATCCGTTGTGCAAAATCAGAATTCATGAATTCATTTTGTTGTTCCAGATAATCCTTCATTCTTTCTGTGTTGATTTTCAAACCTTTTGCAGTGCGATCGAATACATTATCAACATGAGCATCTTTTAGATCACTGAATTGTGTTCTAAGACTATCCATAGTATCAGATGTAAGACCTGTTTCTGTCTGCATTTCGCTAATAGCTGATGTAAGAGCGGTAACAGTGTTCTGCATATCAGTTACTGGAAGATTAAATGCTGTTTTTGTCCAATCGGCCTGAGAAGCCTTTATGTTTTCAATAGACATCTGAGAAGCTTGAATCTGATCTTGCCACTGCTTAATTTGTTCGTTATCTTCATCAGAAAGAGGAGATAAGCCTTTGCTATTTTTCAAAGCATCGATATTATTCTGATATTCTTTAATCTGATTATTAAGATTCTCAATCTGTTTGTCACCATTTTCAATTAAATTGGTGTAATCTGAAGCAGTAGCTTTCATATTATAAGCAGATTTATT